TCTCTCCTTCACCGCCAAATTGAGAAAACGCAAACCCCTGATTTTCCTAGAGAAAGTCGGGGGTTTGTGGTTTTTGGCGTCCGAAAAATGGCCATATGGGACAGATTTGGGACAGATGGGAGATTTCCGCGCTCAGGGATCAAGCCTACGCGCTAGCCCTGATAGTGGGATCGACACGCTTGCGTATTACATTGTACTCACGAAATGTTTTACATTGTGGCCACGAAGTGATACAGTGTTACCACGTTGAAGGAAACGTATCAGGCCGATTGCTTGAGGGTCAGAATGACCACCAGAAGGTTGTACAGTAGGACTGTAGATTTTTTATAAATGGTAAAACTAGGAGCGCAGTACGTACCAGGATGGTGCGACAGGTGAATGCCTGAAGGGCTTGGATAAGCCCGTAATGTAGTGGTTGGTGATGCACGCCTTAATACAGGATGTTCACCGAAAGTAAGCACAGGATGTGTGAACGAGCTGATGGCTCGATGGTAAGGGTAATTATCGTATGTCCCCGCGAGTTTATGGCAGACGATAGCCCTGTTGTGCAGGCTGACCCCAATCCACACGTGTGCATGTTCCGTGTGTTATCGCGTAAGTACAACGCGAATTGCTGGGCGGGAATGTCGTTCCTTGAATGAGATTCGCCAGCTCAGCCTAAAATTTTAGAGAGGCTTATTAAAATGATCACCATGATCAGGAGAGTAGGAAACAGCGCTGGCGTTGTTATTCCCTCAATCATTCTTAAGGAGGTGCAATTAAATGTAGGGACTGAAATAGAAATGATTGCCGATAACGGCATTTTAACAATAAAACCTTTGAAGCCTCGACGTATAGGCAGGCGTGAGTTTGATCTCGCTTGGCTGTTGGAGGATTTTGAGGACATTTTTGATGACCAATTGCCAGGCCCTAGGGTCGGCGCGGAGATTATAAGAGATGACTACGACACAACGCATCACCCCCGAAGTACGTGAACAACTGGAACCTGGCGATTTGGTTAAGGTTAACCTTAATCCGGTCGTGGGTTCAGAAACTGCAAATTATCGTCCTTGGATGGTGATTTCTGCCCAAGCTGTAAATGCTGTTAGTCGCACCGTGACTATCATGCCTATTACGCATGGTTCTGGCAAAATCATGCGGTTGTTCCCCGTTCTCGATGCCTCGCAAAACGATGCTGGCATTGACGGGACTATTGTATTGACACAGATGAACTCTGTGGATCTTGTGGAGCGGGAAGCATTGCTCGTCGGTAAAATCACTGATGAAGCAATTATTTCGGATGTGCGTCTTCGCTTGGCCGCTTATCTGGGGATTACGGCCTCCCTTCTTGATTCTGAGTAAAGTTACGTAAGCGGCAGACTTTTTTATAGGTTAGTCGGCTAGCGTCATCGAACGTGCTCCTGCTGCATTTGCTTCTAAATTGCAGCGGGGCTAGTACGAGACGCAGGAAAATTTAGGTGTGCTCACTTTTCTGCTTGTGGAAGTGGGCATGCTAAGATGTTTATTAATTCGGTTTTTAGCTATTTGATATTTGGGTTGAATATGAACCTGGGTGCTAACAAACTGTAGCTTTAAATTGACTTCGACGCATGACGGAAAAAGCCCTTGCTCCTCCGGCAGATGTTCGAACAGTGCAATACAGTTTGTCAGCTGTAAATATATCGCTGCTTACGAAAGGAAGCCTCCACACTTTGGCTCGGTGTGGGGGCTTTTTTGTGATCTGATAAAAACTTTCTGTAGGCTGCTATGTTCAAGCCCAAGCAAACTTTGATAGTTCGTTGAACAATTCCCTATATTTTCAATGCCAATTGCAGCATTCCCACAACATCCGGTCCGTCCTCATTGATCCATGTCCCATAGTGCTGACGGATCATGTTCCCGTTGGTATGCCCCATCTGTTCCGCGATCCAGTCTATCGACGCTATCCCTGTGGTCAGCAGTTGACTGGCGTACGTGTGCCGGCACTGACCTGGACCACGATAGCGAACCCCGGCGGCGAGCAAATGAGCTTTGAAAAACCTGTCCCGCACCACGAAGTCGCTGACGTGCGGCAAACCGCTTCTCGTATTCAGAAAGACGAAGTGCAGCTTATGTTGCCGCACGGTTTTGTTGTCCCGCTCAACGATAGCAACGGTTTCCGCCTTCTTCTTTCTATTCAACGCATCGATTTTCCGCAACGCATCCCACGCCGGCGCGAGCAGGCGAACCTTGCGCGTCGATCGTCGGGTTTTCGTCACCCGATAAGCTCCGCGCACCTTGGACCGACGGAACGTCACGGTACCTTGTTCCAGGTCGACATCCTCCCAAGCCAAGGCGATGGTCTCGGAAACCCGGGGGCCAGCCCATATCATGAACTGAACCATTAGAAGCTCTTGCGTGCGGCTGGTGTGGGTTTCTAGGATCTGTTTGATTTCCGCCCGGGTGAATGGGTCCGGTGCCTCGGGATCTGGTAGGCGTACCATCAAACCTTCGGTTGGGTCGTGCGCGACTTTCATCCTGGTGCGATACAACCTAAAAACCTGGCGTACGTTGCTGATGATGTCGCGGATGGTTTTGTTTTTGAGCGTTTTAGACAGGATTCCCTGAATCCACTCTTGCAAGTCCAGGTGATCGATATTTTGGATCTGTACCTTTCCCCAACGCGGCCGCACATGGACCTCTGCCTTGTTGGCATAGCCCCTATAGCTAGACGCAGCCACACTATTTGCCTTGATCTTTAACCACAGGTCTAAGTAGTGCCCGAAGGTGTTTTCGACCAGCTTGGCCGAGTTGGGGAAGTGCCGTGCGTAATCGAACGTGCCGGCTTGGATTTCGTATTCGATGATTTCAACCAGGCGCTTTCCCTGGGCCACGATGGCAGGCGTGTTGCCACCCGGGATTGCTTCCCGGCATTTTTCCCCATTGTATTGAAAATATATTCTCACGGATTTTCCGCGAGCTTCGACCCCACTCATGTAAACCCCTAACGCTGTACTCGTATAGCGACAGTCTGACGATCGGAAACAAAAAGGCCCGTTTCCGGGCCAAGTATCTGGAAGCGCATCTTCTGGTGGACGCGGCTTATGGCTTGGGCTTTGGATTGCGTAGATGGGCATTCAGCCGTTGGCGTTGCCGGCTGCATTGGGCGTGGTTGCCCTGGGCGCGCCACCGACCGCATACGTCGCAAACGCTGGTGTAGTCGATGTTCCAGGGAAAGAGTCGTGGGCGAGTTACACGGGATTGCTTAGGCATGGCGCGGTGTCCCCCGGGATGAGGTGTTGGCCAGCAGCTGCGCGACGACAGCCGCATCCGTTTCGCTCAGTTCGCCCAGGGTGCTGGCCATCTGGCTGAGGCTTTCGAGGCGGGTGCGTGATTCAGGGGTTTTGTGCACCAGGTAGCCAATGACGGCCGCCCCGATAATCGCGGTGGCCACCAGGTGCCGGGCTGGTGTGGTAGCCTTCGCGGCGCTGCTGCTTAGGTTCTGTGCTTGCATGGTATGGCCCTCTGTTGCGGTCGGGTGTCGAGGAGCTGCAACTCCTCGGCGCTGTTTTTAGAGATCAGTCCTTGCGGGCCAGGTGGATCACCAGGCCATCAAACTTCGGCTCATGTTCACTGCATGATTGCCATTCCAGCACCCTCAAAATCTGTTGCCGGCTGCAGTCGTCCACCAGTATTTCGCGTTGGCCACCGGCTGCGCGCACCTCCAGAATCTCCAGCAAACCATCCTCTCCATATGCCCCGGCCTGGATGATCGGCGCGCTTTCTCCCGTGAAGTCCAAACGGTCCTGAACTGACTGGAGCTTGCTGGCTTTGCCGTCGCTGGCACTGCCCATAAACACTTGGATTTGCATCGGTCTTACTCTCCTTTACGCCTTGAATGTCCAGCACTTAACTGTCGTCGGCCGGGGTTGTGAACACGGGTTGCGGTTGTTGAAGGCGGCACGCACAGCGCTATGTACCGCCTTGTTGCTGTCTAGAAACTTGCGGGAACGGGACTCTTTGAGCAGATCGCGCAACGTGGCCACGTCGGACAACTTCTGTTTGTGTTCGGCGGCGCGCTCACAGAATTCGTTGAGGTTGATAGCGATCACGGTGGGGTCACTGCTGTGGTCGACCACCGGGTCTTCGCTCAAGGATTCGAGGTAGTCGTAGACCTCCCAAAACTCGGCCACGGCCGAATGGTCGGAACTGATCGAGGCCTGGCGCTCGATGGCCATCCGCACGACCTGGCGCTGGGTAGCAGCGATCTGGGGATCACTCAGTTTCAGCACAAGGCGCAGGCAATCCAGCAGCGAAAGCAGTTGCGCGTGGTTCTTGCTGATGCGCTCGACACGGATGTAGCCGCGCAAGTCATAGCCGCAACTGCTGCAGTTGCCCTGTTCGCTGGTGTAGGCGGTGCCACAGGCAAAGCATTGGGTATGCAGGCGACGCAGCTTGGCTTCGTGTTCAGGCATACGCTTGGCGAACAGCTCAAGCACCGCGGACTCTTTGCCTACAGCCCGTAATAGGAAGTGGCTGAGGGTGCCGCCGTCTAAAGCGTTTAACTGATCAGCTGCAGCGCGGCTTTCCGGCGTGACGATGGGGCGTACGAAGTGCAGTTTTACGATGCGCGTCATGATCGCTTCGTGGGCGACCACGGCAGCGTTCTGGCTGATTGCGATCGTTCCCCGGAATGGCGGTTCATACGTTTCGTTGCCCGCTGTCTTGACGCCCTTTGTAGCCAGTGTGCCGCCGCCGTAGAAGTCTTTCAGCTCGTCCCATTCGAAGGTTTTAGCGTGTGCCCGATCATCGCTGTGGCGGTCGGCTTCCAGGAAAACAACCGGCATGCCGGACACTTGGCCCATCAGACGAGAGCGTCCCGCCTTTGTCGATTTCATCGGGTCGAAGCCCTCATAGCCTTCACGGCCGAGGAGTTTCCAAAGGAGGTTCAGCAGGGTTGTTTTGCCGGCGCCGGCTTCACCGGTAGCTTCCAGGAACGGGAAGGACTGGTAGCGAGTGCGGATCTGTTCGCAGAATAGCGAGCCGAAGAAGAACACCAGGGCGACAAAGCCCTGGGCACCGAAGCAGGTCCACAGCAACTGCACCCACTTTTCATCAAAGCCCTTTGCTTCGCGCTGCAGCTTAATGGGGACACCTTTCTGCAGCGTTTTTAGGCGCAGCTTGCCGAACTCGAAATAGTCTTCGCTGTTGACCTTGTAGGTGGTGCCGTCCTTGATCGCGATATCACCGTAGACGTAGCAGGCGTATTCCTTGCTGTAGCCCACGTAGTCGATGGTTGAGACGGTTTTGATACCGAACAGTTGGTCCTTCATGAGCTTGTCGAGCTGCTGGCCACTGCCGGTAAACATTGCGCCCGCCGCCATGCCGAGCAGCCGCTTTTTGAATTCGCTTGCGGCCGACAGCTGGCCGCTGGTGAAGGTGTTTTTCACGCTTTCGGAGTCGTGCGGGAAGTCCACGCGCAGGTAATACCAGGATTCGTCCGTTACCTCGTTACGCTGGAAGTACAGGGCTTGTGGGTAGCAGTTGGCAATCTCCACAACACTGCCGGACTGCTGCAGCGCTTTTTCGCGTTGTTGCGCCTGGTTAAGCAACTGGTCGTCGTGATTCTCGCTGTCCTCGATGTCGGACATGGCACGGTTGAATTTCTCCATGTCCAACTTGAACCAGTACAGACGGCTGGCAAAGCCCAGGTGAAATTCCCCGCGCTTGTTCCAGTCGTACATGAGCAAGGCTTTTTCCGCCGCGCTCTCAGCCAGCAGTAGGGCGCCCTGATGGCGGGCTTGCTTGAGGTCAGTAGCGATCTGTTCGGCGCGCTTGGTGTCGTCCTGGATGAAGCTCCAGCGCTGATGGAGATCGTTCCAGTCTGACTTGCGGCCGTCGCGTTGCGGGATCTGCGCAGACTCGCAGACAAAGCCTAGGGCGCGGGCTTCGCGTACCCAGCGTCTGGTGTAGGCGTTGGCGCTGGGCTCGTTATCAAGCGCCCAAACCAGCTTGGGCAACTTCCCGCCCTCGCGTGTCTTAACCAGTGCCTTGAGCGAGTCCCCAGGAAACGCATTGGAGGACATGGCCGACACGGCTGCGATGTCGTTGTGCACCAGGGCGATGGCGTCGAAGATGCCTTCAACAATCCAGATTTCCTTGGCTTCAAGAAGGTCGACGCAGGGAGGGCACCACCAGACGCCGCGATAGCTATCCTTGGATTTGAAGCGGGCTTTCATCTTGCCGAAGCGGTGCGGCTGATCGATCAGGCGTTCCCACCAGCCGCCTTTTTCCAGGGCGAAGCGCACCGTTGCGCTGCCAGCGTTGTGTTCAGCGGAGTAGAACGTTTCCTGGGTGAACCAACCCTGGATCAGCTCAAACCGAAAGCCCCGGGCGAACTCCAGGTAGGCGCGTGCCGTTGCGTTGGGGTGCTGGTCTGTCGCCGGCGCTCGCTTGCTCCAGTCTTCGAACAAATCGTCGTACAGCTCTTTCACGTGCAGGATATGTCCACACTTTTCGGGGCGACCACAAATCACCATCCATGGCGTATCAAAGCGGGAATACAGTTCTTTCTTTTTGCACTTCGGGCATGTGCCGCCGCGCATGTAGTCGGTGCCCGTGCGGTGCTTGAGCCCGAAGTCGGCCTGCAGGCGTTGCAGCACGTCGTGACGAAGGTCTTCTTTCATGGGGTTACTTCACTGCTTTGAGGCTGTGGGACAGGGCTGCCATGAGGCGTTTTTGCGCAGCCATGACCGGGATGTGGGCGAGAATTGCGCCGTGGCGTAGACCAGCCGCTACAAGGCGGAATTGGTCGGCGTACCAGTGTTCGTTGAGGCTCAAGCGATACTGTTCACGCAGGTTGGCCAGCAACGCTTCGGCCTCGGCCGGGGGCAGTTGTGTGGTGACAATTACGGCGTTTGCCATCGTTAAACCTCAATTTCGGGCGCAGCTCACCCAAACCCACGGGAGGTGGGGCCGGCGATTGGTTGGGGTCGGTGTTACGAGTTCGCGGAACGTTGGCGGCGCGCCAGGTCCAACAACTCGATGTGGGCAAGGTCAGTCAGTTTGGTTGCAACCGGTTCGGCCACGTCGAGGTTTTCCACCAGATGAATGACTGCTCGGTTGCGTAGCGTCGACAGATCGCCCAGGTGTTCGGCTTGGTGGCGCTTAAGGAACGCCAGTGCAGCGTTTTGCACGCACTGTCGGTAGTCCAAAGCATTGGTTTGAGTGTTCATTGGCCTTTACCTGATTTGGCGCGGTAGAGGTCGATGGCAGCATGAATTTCGGCAGTACGTGCAGCTATGTGCAAGACGTGCGCGTTCAGGATCAATTCAGCCTCGTCTTTGGTGATTACGCCGTCTTCGATAGCCTGCGCGATAACCTGGTCGACCGTGCCTTGTTTGGCTGAGGTCTGCACTGCCCGTGCGTACATCTCAACGTTGTCTAGGTTTTCCGGTTGGATGACCGGCACGAACATGCCTCCGTACATGGCCGCTACGTAGTTGGCCAGGTGCTGGGTGCCTGTGACTTGTTCCAGCTGATAGATCTGTAGGTCTGTCAGCGGACGGCAGTTATTGTTCTCGTAAGCGTGGTTATCAAACTTCTTGAGAGGTAGGCCGATGCGAGCGGCGGCGCGTTCGCGGCCACCTTCAAAGGTGCAAATAATTGCACTGACGACTTCACGCCGTGTTTTTAGAACCTGACTTTTCATTTTCTGCTGTTCCCTTCCTATGCTGACCATTACTGTGCGATCACGCCGTCTTTGATACCGAGCAATACAGCGGCGCGATGTGCCTCCCCCCGGCGACCTTTGATCCGACCGTTCAATAGGTCGCTGACTAAATTTTTGTTCAGTCCGTGTTTGCGGCTGAACTCCGCGATGCTCACTCCCTTGTGATCAAGAGCGGCCCGGGCTTGCTCGGGTGTAACAGTGGCGGGCATCATGTCTACTCTGTTCGTTTGTGGTTGTTTCTGTTTGTCTGTGGCGATTCTTGGTCAAAAAATTGATCAGGTCAAGTGTGGTGAATAAAAAAATGCTCATAGCTGACGGAGTAGGTGATCGCCTAAGGGAAGAGCGCGAGCGCTTAGGTTTGAATCAAACTGATTTTGGGACGTTGTTGGGGGTTAGCCGTGGAACTCAGAAAAATTATGAGTTAGGCGCCAATTCGTTGGACCTGCGCTACGTCTCTGCGTTGGTAGAACATAAGGTTGACGCGGGTTACGTTCTTTCTGGGCATCGATCTCCACCACCTGGTCAGGGACTCGCTCCCGCAGAGGCGGATCTGGTCGAACAATTCAGGCGGCTACCGCCTGATGATCAAAAAACTGTGCGGCGTATCGTTAAGTCCATGGCTGCAGAGGCTTCTGACCCATCCGATTAACTTGTAACAAACTGCGTATCTCCAATGAAATCGCTGGGTCAGAGCAGGGATCACAGCCCAATACCGTCGATTCAACAAATGCAACGAACGGAGCAGTACGCATGTTGGATCGCAACAAATTGGAAAATGGTTTTCGTGACTCTGCGGGTTGTGAATGGTTGAAACTTACGGATTTGGAAGTCCGGCTTATCGAGCTTTACCGACAGATATCTGAAAAAGACCGTAAACAGATTCAGCGAATTGCCGGCTATTTTGCTGAGCCTTCTGACATCGAATGACCTTCCTGGCATAAAACTCAAAGCATGCGCCGGCCTTTGCGACTGGCGCTTTATATCGTTCATGCAACGCCAAGCTGATCGAACAGCTCCCGCTGTTTCGCCTTGGGCATATCCCTCAAACGATCAAACAGCATTCTTTCGTATGACTGAGCGGAGGGGCTCAGCGTGTGTGAGAACGTCAAGTTTGCTACCCAGGTGTGCCCGCACGTTGCATCGAGGCACTGGCAATACAGCTTCGCAAAATCCCGCGATAGCTCTTCTCTGGAAGCAATCCGGCCCTTATTTCCGCATTTGCATACAACTCTCATTGTGTCCCTCCCCAGGGCAGCCAATATCCAATATGTTGCCATAAAGTTAGTGGTAGTCGCTGCTCTAGCCTTATTTCGAAGTGTTTGTGTCTGCTAATTTGGCTTTTAGCCAGCTAATACTCCTGTCTTTTCTCAGGGTGTCGTTCAACTGATTGAACAATTGACAGATCGGCCTGATCTCGTTGCTGGTGTACACACGATCTATTTTTTCGATGTCCCCGAACCCACCGTTGTTTTCCGGGATGATTCCGGCCAGGGCAGGGTTCATACGCCACGCCGCGATCACGTCATTGCGCGTGATGTTCTTCACCTTCTCTAGTTCGTCCTTGGCCTGGAAGTCCCCTACGGGGATGATCTGGATGGCGTTTTCCTTGCCGTTGGGGATGTTGACGAACATCGAGCGGAAGTTACCCACACCCTTGCTTGCGCTGATTTGGGCCCGCAGGTTCTCTTCGTCTTCTTCGGTCAGGTCCGGGTCGTTTGTGTAGAAGATGTAACCCGCGTGCGCACCGTTGCTGTAGTAGCGCCGGCGGAAGAGGGTGGCAGCTTCGTTCAGCAACAGCGCCTGCAGGCCGCCCAGATAGTCGGGCACTCCGTAGATGTTCTGTTCCACGTCGTAGTCCAGGACGTGTTCGATTTCGTCTTGGTGGAAGTCCATGTACTTGCTGTCTGGCAGCAGCATCCTGAAACCGCCGTCGACCTTTACCCGCATGTTGATCGCCGGTAGGTGCTGCATCTCCAGAACTTCACCAAAGGCGTTGGTATCACGATAGAAATACGCCTCCCCGAACACCATGTAATCCAGGCTCGCCCGGCCCATGGTCTGCGTGCTGCAGCCCTCGGACGGGATGAATTCACGCAGCAGCAGGTTGCGCTTGAACTTGGGGATGGCGCCGTGGTGCGCGTTGGCGCGCAGTAGCTTGGCCAGGCCCGCCCGCGACACCGGGGGCTTGTAGATTTCGCCGTCGTCGCTGAGAAACACCCCCAGGTACTCGCCTATGTTGCCGGACAGCACCTGCTCCGGTTCCCCGAAGGTGAACGCCCGCATGGGCTGTGGCTGTTGTACCTGCTGGCTGGCTTGGGGCTTTTTGTGTCGTGGCTTGGGCATTGGTTCCGCTCGTGACATAGCGGCTACGGCGCCGCTTGTTGGTGTTGAGGGGTTCATTGAACAGGGCGTGCATGATCGACCAGGCGATATCGGCATGGCCGGTGGCGTCGGTGCGCGAAGCGCTATAGGTGACCTGGCCGCTGGTGGTGGTACCGCGTTTGATGGTCAGGAACGCCTGGGCGATGTCGGTCCAGCCGGCGTCCCACTCGATGCGGCTGCCCTGGATCGTGTCTTGGGCCTTGAGTACCAGCGTATTTTTGGTTTCAAGGCTGTAATGGATAGCGGTCGCACGCGGGTAGAAGTCGCGCACCAGGTCAAACACGCCGTAACCGATTCCGGTCGTGTCGATGCCGATGTGCTGCACGTTGAAACGCTCGGTAAGCTTCTTGACCTGGTCGGCCTGGTACTTGAACGACTGCCCACGCCAGCTGTGCTTTTCCAGAATGCGGAATTTCGCCCCGGGTTCCAGTGGCGGGGCGATCACCACGCAGGTGGCGTCGTCGCGAGTCCGGCTTGGATCGTAGCCAAGCCAAACAGGGCTGTTACCAAACGGCCGATCCAGGTCCGGGTTGTAGTCCTTCCACAACGACAGGTCGGAATAGCATCGCTCCAGATCCTTGAGGCCGAACGCGCTCTGGCTACTGTCGATGAACTTGCAGTAGAACAGCTGCTGGAATTTGTCTTCGTCGTACTCCAGCTGCAGCTGCTCCAGGTCGAACAGATCGCAGCCGCCGGCGATGGCATCGTCCAGGGTGATGGTCTTGCGCCATTGACCATCCGGGCACAGCGCGCCCTGGGTGTAAGACGCCTCGGTGGGCCAAGTGCCGCCGGCTTTCTTGCCGCGTTTGCTGTTGCGAAATTCCTCACCGGACCAGAACGGATAAGCCTGGTGCGACACCGCGCTGGGCGTCGAAAAGTAGGTTTTACGCCACTTCTTGTGGGTGCCCATGGCGCTGGCCACGGTGCTGAGTTTGTCGAAGTCACGTATCCAAAAATACTCATCGACATAGACGTGGCCATGGTAGCCCTGGGCGGTGCTGCTGTTGGTGCTGAGAAAGCGCAACTCGGCGCCGTTGCTGAGCGTGATCGGGTTGCCGGTCAGCTCGATGTCGAACCATTGTTTGGCAAACTGGATGATGTAGCTGCGGAAAATCTCCGACTGCGAGCGGCTGGCCGACAGGAACACCTGGTTGTCGCCAGTCAGCACCGCATCCATGAACGCTTCGCCGGCGAAGTAGTAGGTTAGGCCCACCTGGCGGCTTTTTAGGATGTTGCGGATTCGGCACGTCAGCGGGTTTTGCTTGGCGGCGAACAGCTCCTGCTGATAGCGGTACATCTTGCTGATGAACTTATCCAGGAAGTCGACTTCGGTCAGCCCGCTGATGTCGTTCCTGGCTTTCTTCTCGCGTTTCTTCCCTCCGCTATCGCTACGGCCCGAACGCTCGCCACACGCGCTCTGGCGGCGTTCCTGCGGTTCACTGCCTGATTCCCCGACCAGTGCCGGCGGCGGCTTGATCGCTTGCTTTAACAGGCGCTCGCGTACCGTTGTCAGTCGGTCCAGCTCGTTAAGCTCGTCTTTGGTCAGGCTGCTGGCTTTGTCCAGGAGCAGAGTGATTCGCCGGCCGACAGCGGTCAGCGGTTCTTCGTCCGACAGCATGTCCTCCCAACCGCCCTGGCGTATCCAGTAGTAGACGATGCGGATGTTGGGCAGGTTGAGCTGCGCCTGAATTTCCTTTGCCTTACAGCGGCGCAGAAACAGGCGTTTGGCGGCTTCTTTAACTTCGGTCGAGTAGTACATGGGCCGCAGTCTATGCGGCGAAAACGCTGGAAACGCGGGGTTAAATTCCGTGATCCACCTATATCGTGGATATAGGAGAAACGCGCATTTGAACCGTTTGTTTGGGGCTTGGCGGCTCCCTATCGTGGCGGCTCATTCAACCGATTGAGCGCAGTTATCGCCCATGCCCCGTTCCCTTGTTTCATTCTGGAAACGTGTCGCCACCAGCGGCATTACCGCCGATGGTCGCGAGATCCTTCCCCAGGAACTGCGCGATATCGCTGAAACCTACAAACCGTCGAGATACACGGCTGTGATCTGGTGTGAACACCAGCGTGCGGAAGGCTCTTTCGGCACCGTTTACGCGGTCCGTCTGGTCGAGGAGGGCGATGATCTGGAGGAAGGGCAAGTCGCCCTAGAGGCCCAGCTCAAGCCCAACGATCGACTGCTGTACCTGAATGACCAGGGGCAGAAGCTGTTTACCAGTATTGAGATTTGGCCGAATTTCGCCGGTAGTGGCAAATCCTACCTGACCGGCCTTGCGGTCACCGACACACCGTCAAGCCTCGGCACTCAAGAACTGTACTTCTCACGCCAAACCAACAAAGCGACGTACTACGCCGCGTCCGTTGAGCTGGGCTGTTTTGAAGCTGAACCGCAAAGCGAGGTCGGCAAGCTGATCGGCTTGCTCTCCGGTTTGTTCAAGCGCTTTTCCACGGATGCCGAGCCCGCCGAACCCACCACCCCAACTGAGAGCAAACCCCCAATGGATGAAGCTACCGCAACGGCGCTTAAAGCCCTGCTGGAGCAGCTGCTTGTCGTCGCTGCCGGCATTCAGGCTGTGATTGAACCCGCTGCCGCAGATGCACCAGAACCCGACCAGGCACCCATCGACGACGTGAGCGCGGCCGTAGACGAGATCGTCACTACAGCAGAAGACGAGCGTGAGTTCAGCCGTAAGGGCGCGGCCACGAATAAGGCACTGTTGGCGAGCATGGCGGCTTTGGAAAAGCGTTTCACCGCGCTGCAGAACACTTCCGCAGGTCGCCAGTTGCCACGCAACCCCGGCCCAGTAGCCGCCCCACGACGTAAGGTGCTTTGACATGGCCCAGCCTTTAAGCGCCCGTGGCGCCAAGCAATATGCCGAGCTGCAGGAAGCGATCGCCGAAGCGTATGGCGTCCAAAGTTCGGCCCGCATGTTCAGCGTCGACCCGACGATTGCGCAGGAGTTGAACGACGCGATCACCGCGAAAGCCGACTTCCTGGAGCGTATCAACGTCACCCCGGTCAGCGAGATCAAGGGTGAAAAGGTGTTCATTGGCGTGAACGGTCCGGTCACCGGCCGCACTAACACCAAGACCACCGACCGCGAAGCCAAGGACGCCTCGGCGCTGGACAACACCACCTATGAGCTGGCTGATACACAGTCAGACGTGGGCCTGCCATACGCCAAGATCGATGCCTGGGCGAAGTTTCCTGACTTCAAAGAGCGCTATTCCGCTGCAGTGCAAAAACGCATTGCCCAGGACCGTATCGTTATCGGCTTCCACGGGACCCGTGCCGCCCCTCAGACCGATCTGGCGGCCAATCCAAAGCTGCAGGACGTGAACAAGGGCTGGCTGCAGCAACTGCGCGAGCAAGCCCCGCAGCAGGTCCTAAAAGAAGGCGCCACCGCCGGCAAGGTGACGTTGGGCGCTGGTGGTGACTACGCCAACCTTGACGCCCTGGTGCATGACACCAAGCAGATGGTGGACGAGATTCTGCGCGAAGACGGCGACCTGGTCGCGATCATCGGCACCGACTTGCTCGCCTCTGACAAGGCCAAGCTGTACACCAAGCAAGGCGACACGCCGACCGAAAAAGAGCGCATCGAAAATGCCCAGGTCATTGCGACCTATGGCGGCCTGCCGGCTTTCAGCGTGCCGAACTTCCCGGTCAACGCGGTGCTGGTCACCAGTTGGGACAACCTGTCGATCTACTACCAGGACACCAGCTGGCGTAAGCAGACGATCGAGAACCCGAAACGCTCCCGCGTCGAGGACTACAACAGCCGCAACGAAGGCTACGTGATCGAGCAGCTGGAAAAGATCGCGTTCACTGAAAACGTTGAATTGGTGGCGGCGTGAGTTTGGCCCTGGCGCACAAGCGCCGCACCTTGGCCTTGGGTAGCACTGCAGTAGCGGCGATGTCCGCTGCTGCAAGCTTGGCCTATTCGCCGGCGGATGCACTGAACAGTCCCGCCAATGCTCGCAAGCACTTGCTGCTGCAGGAAGCGGCATTGGACCAGGATCTGGAGCGCCTAAGCGCGATGAAAGGAGCTTTGGCGGGACGCCAATTGCTCAAGCGTGACGAGCTGCTGCCCAAGTACCAGGAATACGTCCAGCGCTACTGCGAGTCGGGGCTGAATTTCCCTAATCGCGTTGCGGTGCAGGTGATGGTGTGGCTGTTCGACACTGCCCAGTTCGAAGACGCGCTGGAGCTGGCCGACTTCCTGATGGAGCAGGACCAGAAGATGCCGGAGCGTTTCATGCGCCGCGACATCCAGACCTTTGTTGCTGATGCGATCGCCGACTGGGCCTATGACGAATACAACGCGGGCCGCAGCCCTGACCCCTACCTATCCGACCTGTTGCCCCGTGTTGACGGCGAATGGGACCTGCCTGAGCAGATCCCGAGCAAATACCACAAGTTGATCGGTATGCGCTCTATGGAGGCTGAGCAGTGGGAAACCGCGCTCAAGCATTTGGAGCGCTCCACCGAGCTGTACCCGAAAGCTGGCAACGACACCCGCATCAAAAAGGTCCGCAGGGCCTTGGAAAAACAAGCGGCCGCTACCCCGGCCACCGAGTAACCGACTACCCCCCCAGCGGGGACCTGTGGAAGTGAGCCGCCCATTTATGGACCGTCCCACTGAAAACAGGCTCCCCGCCCTATTTGAGCGGCCAGCAATGAGCTTTTCCGGGAAACCCACCACCTTTGTGGAACTGACGATCGAGAATGACGGCTTCTGGCCGGACCTTTCCGTGACCGAGTTTCAGAAAGAACAACGCGTGCCGGCGGAGTACCTAGTAGAGCTGCTGGTCGACACACTGAAAAGCGCCATGTTCGAAGTGAACACCGACCTGGCCCGCGTGAAAGCGAAGCTGCAGGCGGCAGGGGTATCGAACCTGCAGGCAGCGGCCGGTGTGGCCAACCCGGCAGAATGGGCTTACGCCTATAAGGTCACGCTCTATAAACGCGCTGTCTACAGCCGTGCCAAGGGCAATTCACTGCCCCAGTTTGCCACCGTTACCCGCCGCGAAAGCGCGGAAAACACTGGCAAAGAAGCGCCAGAGCGTTCTGAAACCTTCCTGGCTTTCAGTCAGCAGGCCGTGCGTGCGCTGCAAGGCCGCGGCCGCATTACGGCGTCGTTGCAATGATCCAGCTGCAGGCGCTGACCGCCTACCTGATGGCCCGTAAACTGGTTGCGCCTGAGCTATTCGACAGCTGGACCGAGCAGGTCAGCCTTGAGCTGATCTGGAAGCCCGACCGCGACGGCCTGCACATGGCTGACATGCGCTATCGCGCTGTGTTCTCCCTTGAGAGTTTCGCCGGCAACCCGGCGCGACTGATGGCCCTGGTAGGTAGTTGGCTGGAAAACCACGATCCCGACCGGGACCGCCACGAACTGCCAGCGCCGCTGTTTGCTGTTGAACCGCTCGACCAGGACAGCTTCGACGTAGACCTGTCCCTGGAATTCATCGAGCCGCAATACCTGGCCGAAGATCCCGCCGGCGAGATTGAGGCGTTCGGCAAAACCTGGGCGTTCGTCCCCTTCGATCTGTGGGTAGCTGAGCAAGGCGAGGTGGGCAGCGATGGCCGCTAATCCGCTCGCCCTCGATATCAGGGGCATGGTCAACGTCGACGCCCAGCTGGCGTTGCTTGAGCTGCCGCCCCAGTTGCGCCGGCGACTGCTGAACAACGTGACCAAGCGCGTGCGGACGATGAGCCGTAAGCGGGTACGCGAACAAAAGAACCTGGACGGCACGCCGTTCGCTGAGCGCAAGGGCTCGGCCAAGGGCAAAAAGAAGATGGAAGCCGGCCTGGCCAAACTGCTGCAGGTGACCCGAGTCAGCTCCGACGAAGCCGAACTGGGGTGGAAAAACGCACTGACCCGCTGGGTCGCCGCGCAGCAGCACAACGGCGTCAGCGAGCGACGTACCGCCGCGCAGATGCGGCGCTGGAACAAAGTCCCCCCAGGCATCGCCTGCACCGACAAACAGGCCAAGCGTCTGCGTCGGTTGGGCTTTCGTGTCCGCCAGAAAGGCAAAAAGGCGCTGGCCAGGCCGTCAGTGGCCTGGATTCAAGAGCATGTGAACTACGCCAAGGCCGGCTTGCTGATCCGAATCTTGAACGACGAACGAACCGAAACAACGGGCGCGCAAAGCTGGGACATCACCCTGCCAAAACGCCAGTTCCTCGGTGTGGAGAGCGGGAGCGAAACCCGCGACCTGGTTAACCAGGTGTTCCAACAAACCCTTAATTCACCCCGCTAACGAGGCACACCATGGCACTTGGCAAGGTCAGCGTTAACAATCTCAATCTGGGCCAAGGCGCCGTGACTGAGATCGAGCGCTATTTTCTGTTCATCGGCCCCGGCCCAAAAAACGCCGGCAAATTGATCGCCCTTAACACCGACAGCGACCTGGACTCCCAGCTCGGCCTGCCGGCCAGCGATCTTAAAACCCAAGTCACGGCCGCACGCTTGAACGGTGGCGATCGCTGGGCGTGCCTGGCAGCGCCAATCGGACCCGAAGGCGATTGGCAAACGGCCCTGGAGCAGTCCCAGCAACAAGGTTTCTCTGTCGAGGCCGTGGTTATCACCCAGCCGGTGACCAAGGGCGCTGAACTGTCAGCTATGCACGACGCCGCGATTGCGCTCGGCAACGTCTATGGGCGCCGCGTGTTCGTGATGGCGGCCACGCCTAGCCCGACACCGCTGCAGAGCTGGTCGGAATACCTGGTGGACCAGAAAGCCATCGTGGACGGCCTGGCCGCTCCCCGTGTGCTGGCCGTTCCTCAACTGCACGGCAATGACCTGGGCGTGTTGGGCGGTCGTCTGGCTAACGCTGCAGTGAGCATTGCAGACAGCCCCATGCGAGTGGCAAGTGGTGCCGTCTTGGGCCTGGGGCCGGTGCCTGTGGACAAGGAAGGTATCCCGTTGCCGTCCTCGATCCGCGCCGAGCTGGATAAAGCCCGCTTCTCTGTCTCCCAGACCTATTCCGATTACCCGGGCGTGTACTGGGGAGACGGCAACATGCTGGACACGCCGGCCAGCGACTACCAGGTGATCGAGTATCTGCGTCTTTCAGACAAGGCGGCGCGCCTGGTGCGTCCGCTGCTGATCCGGCGCGTGGCTGACCGTCGCTTGAACAGCACCGCTAACAGCATGGCCGTGAACGTCAACGCGCTGATGGCTCCACTTCGCAAGATGGCCAAGTCAGTCAAGTTCGCCGGCGAGGTGTTCCCGGGCGAGATCGAATCGCCGAAAGACGGCGACATCGTGCTGACCTGGAAGAGCAAAACCGCCGTTGAGGTGTACATAAAAATCAAGCCCCACAACTGCCCGAAAGACCTCACGGCGAACATCGCCCTGGACCTTTCCACCGACGATTCGGAGTAACCCCCCATGTCACGTATTGGCGGCAAGAACTTCGACGTGAACCTGGGCGATCTGCAGGTCCACGTCGAGAGCTGCACCCTGGATATCACCGACAACAGCAAGACCGCGCAAACCCGGGGCGTGCCTGACGGCTACGTTGACGGCGACGTGGCGGCAGCGGGCGAGATGGAATTGGACTCCACCAACTTTGCCCTGGTCGTCGAGGCCGCACGTACTGCAGGCAGCTTTCGCAAGCTTGAAGCCTTCGACGTCGTGTTCTTCGCCAAGGCCGGCGACGACGAGCTGCGCATTGAAGCGTTCGGCTGCAAGTTGAAGGTGTCGAGCCTGTTGAACATCGACCCCAAGGGCGGCGAAAAGACCAAGCACAAGGTGCCGTTTGAGGTCACCAGCCCGGACTTTATCCGTATCAACGGCGTGCCGTACCTGGATGCCACTGAGATTGAGGGCATTAGCTGATGGTCTGCCCGTTCGATCGCGCCCAAGCCCTGGAACAACGTCAGCGGGACCAGGCTATCAACGCCCAGTTGGCCCAGGCCCGGCGTGAGTCAGCGGGCCCAAGCCTTACTCACTGCCAGGACTGTGACAACGAAATACCTGCAGCGCGCCAGGCGCTTGGCGGCAAGACCCGTTGCGTCCCATGCCAGTCTTTTTTCGAAAGAGGAATGCAGCGATGAGCGCGAATCAGGTGGCCCAGGACACCGCCATCGCATTGGCAAAGGCGTCGCCTGCGATCGGTGTAGCGGCCACTGGCGCGACAGGGACCGTCGATTGGTCGGCTGTCGCTTACATGCTGACTGCCCTTTACATGGCGCTGCAGATCCTGCTGCTGGTTCCCAAGTATCGCCAAATGCTGCGCGACTGGAAGGTGAAACCATGAGCCTGCGCGGCAAGATCGTCGCCGGCGCCATTGCGCTTTGCAGCTCCACGCTGGTGGTATTCCTGGGCACCTGGGAAGGGAACGGCCAAAACACGGTTTACGCCGACAAGCTGGCCCGTGGCCTGCCGACCGTATGCAAAGGCATTACCCGCCATACAAGCCCATACCCCGTGGTTGTGGGTGACTACTGGTCGGACGCCCGGTGCAACGAGGTCGAGCAGCTGGTGATCAGCAAAGGCCAACTGCAACTGGCCGACTGCATCACCAACCAGGACGTGGGCCAGAACACGTTCGACGCCCTGAGCAGCCATGGCCACAACTTCGGCAACCCCAGCACCTGCGCGAGTCGCGCCGTGGGCCTGATCAATGCCGGCCGCATCAAAGACGGCTGTCAGGCCCTGGCCTGGGCGCCTGATGGCAAAACCCCGGTGTGGGCCTTCGTCACCACCGCCCAGGGTAAGAAGGTGTTTATCCCTGGCCTACACGCGCGCCGTCTGGCGGAAGTGGCTATGTGCGAGGCGGGCCTGTGATGCGTGAAGGCACTTTCATCCTGGTGCTGTGCCTGGTGGCCTGGTTCGGCTTCGACCTGCTGCAAGGCCAGCGCGACACCGCTCGTAGCGAGCGTGACGCCGCGCTATTCGAAGCCAGCGGCCTGCGCGAAGCGGCACGTATCAGCGGCGAGATGCTGGCCGAACGTGACGCTATCGACCTTCAACGTACCCAGGAACTCAATCATGAACGTGCTGAAAACGATGCTCTGCGCCTTGACGTTGCTGCTGGCCGTAAGCGGTTGCGCGTCACCGCCACCTGCAGCGCATCAATGTCCACCAGTGCCGGCGCCAGCGGCGTGGCTGATGCAGCCGCCGCCGAACTCACAGCAGACGCTCGACCGGATTATTTCACCCTCGTCGACCAGCTCGCCCTGAGCAAAAAAATGATCTTGGGCCTGCAAGACCACGCCCTGCGGGTATGCCCGCGCCAAACACAACCGACACTCAACCCCTGAACGGAGCAACACCATGACCGATACACGCGATATCACTCTGGAAGTAGCTGACAAGGAATTCACTTTCGCACTGACCCCGCAAGACGTGACCAAGTACTTCAACGCCGTGACCCAAACCAACAAGGTTTCGCCGGCCAACAACCTGCTGGTGACCACCGTCAAGCAGGAAGAGCGCGCCAGTCTCAAGGCCCAATTGGGCAACCCGGTGCTGGTCATGCAACTGGCCGGCGCGCTACTCGAGGAGTACGGCCCGGACGTTGAAATCACCGTAAAAAAGCCCTCGACCACGCCGAACGACTGACCGAAAACGGTCTGGGCCAACTGGTGGCCCTGGCCGGTCGCTGGCTACCTGGTGCCGAACCCACCGCCGAGGTGATGGGCACGGCCAAATGGCTGGAGGACGAACACTGGCGGCGTATGGAAATTGCCCTCGCCAACGGGATCGCCCACGCACTCAACGGATAAATACTGATGACAGACCGTAGCGCCCGCCTGGCCTTCATTTTGAGTCTGACCGATAAGGTCACAGTCCCCATGGGCAAGGTGAAGACGAGCTTTTCTGACCTGGCCCAACAGGGCCAGAAGAACATCACCCAGATGGGCCTTGGCCTGGCTGGGATGGTGGGCGCCGGTGTGGCCATTACCCAGTCGCTGGAACCGGCCCTGGAGATGAACCGCGCCCTGGGCGAAGTCCGATCGCTGGGCGTGGCCGAAGATGCGTTGAACGCACTGAATCGCAAGTCCCTGGAATTTTCCGTCGCTTATGGGGAGAACGCCCGGGATTTTGTCGCCTCGGCATACCACATTGAAGGTGCGATCAAAGGGCTTGTGGGCAATCAGCTGGCGACATTCACCAACGCCAGCGACGTGCTGGCCAAGGCCACCAAGGCCGACGCAGACACCATGGGCACCTACGTAGGCACCATGTACAACCTGTTCAAAGGCCAGGCCGACGCCATGGGCAAAGGCCAGTGGGTGGAAAACCTGGCCGGCCAAACCGCCACGGCCGTGCAACTGTTTCGCACCAGTGGCGAGCAGATCGGTGAGGCATTCAAAAGCGCCGGTGGCCTGGCCAGCACCGCCGGCGTGAGCCTGGCGGAACAAATGGCCGTGCTGGGCACGTTGGGCAGCACCATGGATGGTGGGGAGGCCGGTGGCCTGTACAAGTCGTTCTTTGAGAACGTCAGCGGCGCATCGGAAAAGCTCGGCATGTCCTTTGTCGACCAGCAGGGCAAGTTGCTGCCGATGATGAACATCCTGGACAAGCTCAAGGGCAAATTCGGGGATCTGTCGATCGAGGCCAACGGCAAGCAGCTGCGCGACGCCTTTGGTGGTGAAGCGGCCCGCCTGATCACCACCCTGATGGGCGACACCGGCCGCTTGAAAAACGGCATGGAGCAGTTGGGCAATGTGCGCGGGCTGGAGAACGCCGAGCGCATGGCCAAAGCCATGGTGGACCCGTGGCAACAGTTCGGCGCCGCTGTGCAAGCCCTGCGTATCGCTTTCGGCCAGTCATTGATCCCGATCCTGGCACCGCTGATGGATCGCCTGGTGGGCATCGCCAGCACGCTGACCCGCTGGACCCAGTTGTTCCCCAACATTACCCGCGTGATCGGCATCGCCACATTGGTGGTGTTCGGCATCATCGCCGCCATGTCGTTGCTCACTTTGACCGTGGGCATGTCGAAGATGGTCTGGCTGGGCCTGGTCACGGTGTGGAAAGTGCTGACCATGGCCGGCCTGCGCAGTATCGCCATGTTCCTGTACCACACCGTGATGGTGATCGGCTTCGTGGCCGGCCTGGTGCTGATGGTCGCCTGGATGGGCCTGGTCAAGGGCGCGATGTTGCTGTGGCAAGGCGCTATCTGGTTGGTCAACACCGCGTTGCTGGCCAACCCGGTGACTTGGATTGTGATCGGCATCGTTGCCCTGGTCGCGGCCGTGGCGGCGGCGATCATCTACTGGGACCAGTGGACCAGCGCGCTACTCAACAGCGAGGCGTTCAAATGGGTGAGCGGCCAACTGACCGCTTTGTCTGACTGGTTCGATTCGATGGGCGGCTGGTCGAGCATGGCCAGCGCCGCCTGGGACGGCATCGTCAGCATCTTTAAGCAGGCCATCAATGGCTTGATCGAGATGTTAAACAAGATCCCCGGCGTGAATATTGAGGTGGCGTTTGGTGACATGCCGGCGGCGCCTGAACTGCCGGGTATCAGCGCGCCAACCGTTGAGGCGCCGTTGCTGCCGCAACTGGTGAGCGCTCCCCAGCAGCCGATCCAGGCGCCGCCTTTGGTTATGGCTGCAACGCCAGGCACCCCAGCGCCGGCAATGCCCACCCTCAAAGCGCTGCAGCCTCAAGCCCAAGCGCCCGCCCTGGTACTCGCACCGGTGCCGAAAACACCGGCCCCAATAGCGCAGCCACCGAGCGCGCCCGAAGTATCGCGCCCAGTGCCGGCACTCGTAGCGGCGCCCGCATTAAAAAAACCGGCGCCGATCGGGCCGCAGTTGAACGTCCCGCAGCCAACCCAGCCACCGGCCCTGGTCACTGCATCTAAACCGACCGAAAAGGCCGAGCAAAGCCAGCAACGAATCAACAGCGCAGTGACCAGCCTGTCACCGAAACGACCGGACGCTGTACCGCGTGGCGGCCTGCTGGCCAGCATCCAGAACAACAGCCAAACCCAAAACAAGGGCACGCATGTGGAGAACGTCAACATTCACACCGGTAAACCGATGAACCCGCTGGAGCTGGAAGGCATGTTGGCCATGGCGGTGGGTGGATGAGCGAATACATCGACTTGCTGATCAGGGACAACGATCTAGTTCTGGACCCATCGCGTCAGCCGTTGCTGATCGAGGACCGGGCCAGCATCGCCCAGGACATCGCGCACATGATCCGCGAGAGCGGCTTGCTGGTCACGTTGGTGGCCGAGCGCAGCACGTTGCGTCAGCGCGACTGCATCCAGCAGTTGGAATTGCTGGTAGAGGCCGATGCACGCCTGGTACCGGGCACAGCGCTCATTAAACAAGTGGAGTCTGGCCGGTACTTGGTCACGGCGAAAACGCTGAAATTTGGCGACATCGAGGTGGCCTTGTGACCGACGTTGATTTTAAACAAGCGCTGGCGGACGGCGGCATCCCGGTCTCTGAGGAAGGCTTGCGCCAGGCGTGGGAAAAGGAAGTCACGGCCCAGGGCAGCAAGATGAGCAACACCAGCGCTTACTCACCGTTCTGGCGGGTGATCACCGCCCTGGTGACCAAGCCGGTGCTATGGCTGATCAACTTTGTTAGCGGTACGGTCCTGCCCAACTTCTTTGTCAAAACCGCCCGCGACAAATGGCTGGACATGCTGGCCTGGGCGGTCAACGTCGAGCGCAAAGGTGCGACCAGGGCCAAGGGAATGTTGTTGTTTACCCGTGATGTCGCCGGCGGCGTGCTGCAACTGCCCGCTGGCATCCAGGTGCAATCAGCCGCGATTAACGGCCACGTCTACCAGTTGGTCACTACCCAGGGGGTGACCTTTGCCGATGGTGTGCTGCAGTTGGAAGTACCCGCAGAAGCGCAGGAAGTTGGCAGCGGCTACAACTTGGCCCCGGGTTACTACGCCATCTTGCCGGTGCCCATTGCGGGCATCGTCCAAGTGGTGAACACCGATGGCTGGTTGATCGCACCAGGTGCAGATCCTGAGCCCGACGATCAGCTGCGTTTGCGCGTGCGCAACCAGTTTTCGGCGGTCAATCAATGGCACACCGACGCGGTATATCGCGCCATGATCGCCGCTTTTCCAGGCGTGCGGCCAGACGGTGTGTATTTCCTGCACGGCGCGCCCCGGGGGCCTGGCAGTGCCAATGCCTATGTGTTGTTTGAAGCTGACGTGCCGGCAGCGACGTACCTGGAGCAAATTAACGCTCATATCCGTGACCAGGGCAACCATGGCCACGGCGACGATCTGTTGGTTTTGGTGATGCCGGAGACCCTGCACAAGCTGAGGGTAACGCTGTGGCCACGTCCAACGCTGACCACCGAACAACGTACCAAGCTGCAGGCCGAGGCCGCGTTGTTCATCCGTGCGGCCTTCCGTGAAAGCGGCGCCGGTGACTATCAGCCGACGCTGACCTATCCCCAGGCGCGCTTTTCATTCAGCCGCCTGGCAGAAGAACTCCACCAGCAGTTCGCCGGCATCGAGTCGCTGCACTTTGATAACGCCGACATCGTGTCAGAACTGACCATTCCACGGATCAGCAACCTGCAGGTGGTGTTGCCATGATCAAGCTCAATTTGCCGTTTTGGCTGGATGGGCCGCAGTTGGCCAAGCTCAAGGCCGCTTGCCAGGCCTGGTGGGGGAGAGTCGAAGGCTGGATGCAGTGGCCATTGCTGCAGATGGACGCCGAGACCTGCCACCTGACCATTCTCGACCTGCTGGCCTGGCAGAGGGATATCAGCCGTTTCAAGGATGAGCCGGAAAACCTGTACCGCCTACGGGTCAAGTTCGCCTTTATCAACGCCGTCGACGCGGGCAGCACAGCAGGGCTTAAACGCATCCTGCAGCGCCTCGGCGTGGGCTACGTCGAGATAGAGGAGCGCATGCCCGATCGGGATTGGGACGTGGTGCTGTTGCGGCTATCCGACTCCCAGCTATCGCAAAACCCTGAACTGTTGCGCGTCCTGGTTCAGCAATACGGCCGTACCTGCCGGCGCTATGACTTCGTGACCATCACCCCGGTATCGCTGCGCATTGTCGCGGTGGACTTCAACGACGATCAGCAAACGCTGATCGCCAGCCTGTAGGAGCCCCAATGGGAGCCAGTATTACCCTTGCAGGTGAAAGCCTGATCGCCCAAAAACTGGGATCGCAACAGCGCCTCGATGTTGTGCGCTTCATCTTTGCCAACGTGCCAGGCCTGAACCCGAATGCGCCGGTCAACCGGGCTGCAGCAAAGCCGCCGACGGCGCAGATCGTCCACAGCTACACCATCCCCCAGCAAAACGTGGGTTATGTGAATCCCAACCAGGTGGTGTACAGCTCGATGCTGGGCAGTGATATCGGGGACTTTGATTGGAACTGGATCGGCCTGGAAACCGCCGAGAACGTGTTGTTGGCCGTGGCTTACGTACCACTGCAGCAGAAGCGCAAAAACATTCCGCCGCTGCAACTGGGCAACAACGTTACCCGCAACATCCTGGTGGTGTTTGACGGAGCCCAGGCACTGACCGGCGTCACTATCGACGCCAGCACCTGGCAGCATGACTTCACCGTGCGGCTTAAAGGCATTGATGAGCGCGAGCGCCTGAGCAACCGGGATATGTTTGGCCGTGCCTGTTTCTTCGGGAGCGCCTTCCAGGTTGAAAAGGTCGGTACCGCCTACCAGCTCAAAGCGGGTTTGGCTTACGTCGAGGGAGTTCGCATCGAGCTGGCCGCCGCCGTGGCGATCGCGCCCACCAGAATGCCAACACAAGTGTGGCTCCAGGTCTCATTGCGCCGTGAGTTGAACGACGTGGTGGCGGTCTGGAAAGTAGCCTTTGAGCCCAACCAGTTCGACTTCCTGGACGGCAATGGCCAGCGGGTTTACTGCATTGCCTTGGGAGATCTGACCGCCGCCGCCATTAGCGATCGGCGAGTGGTCGAACCTATCAATGGCTCGCTGATCCAGCATCTGGCCGCTCGCAGCGGTGATTATCAGTACCTGCGTGCCCGGGCGACCACCAAGGCTGACGTAGGCCTGGGCAATATCCCGAACGCGATCAGTGACGATGCAAGCACCGACAGCAGTTCCATTCTGGCAACTACCAAGGCTGTTTCTGGCGTTCGTCAGTTCTTGCAGCAGGCGATCGACAAACTCATCAACGGCACGACGCCGGCGGGTAAGGCCAAGCAGCTGGAAACGGCCCGGAAAATTGCGATCAGCGGAGCCGCTACTGGAAGTATCCCCTTTGATGGTAGCCAGGACGTCACCCTAAACCTGACGTTGGCGAACAGTACCGCGAGTGCCGGGACGTACACCAAAGTAACGATCAACGCCAAAGGCTTGGTAACCGTGGGGGGGGCGCTTGTTGCCACCGATATACCAAGTCTGGACTGGAACAAGATCACAACCGGTAAGCCAACCACCCTGGCCGGCTACGGTATCAACGATGCGATACCGACTGGCTACACCGATAAGCGCCCGCGCTTGTATGCGCCGGCATCTGGTCGCGAGTATGACAAAGGCGCTTTAGAAATTCGGGAGGCGATGCTGGCCACTGATACACAGAACCATATCGACTACGCGCCACGCATTATTTTTCATTGGGGGGGTGTTACTGCTGGGGATCTTGCGATGGATGTCAGCGGTACGTTGCAGTGGAAAGCAATGCCCGTCTGGACTGCCCATAACTTCACACCGTCGTCGAAAGCAGACAAAGCCACTACGTTGGCCGGGTATGGCATTACGGATGCCATTCAGAAAGGGAACTACGGCCTGGCTTCTTCCTCCGCACCGTCAAGTAAAATTGATCAGGTCGGTTTGCCCGGTGGTTTCCACTATTTTGGCGAGGGGGCCACCAGCTTCGCGGAGTACGTTAGCTTGCTGAACGTACCCTACGGCAGCGGCGATTACGCCGGCCAGCTCGGGTTCGTACAAGGGTTGGCAGAACCACGGGTATTAGTTCGGTCTGTGAAAGACACCAACAAGGGATGGACGCCGACACGGGAGGTCTGGCACACGGGCAATTTGAACCCCAGCAGCATCGTGCCCCCTGGCGCCATTGTGGCTTTCGCCATGGCAGCCATACCCGCCGGTTACCTCAAGGCGAACGGTGCAGCCGTCTCCCGGGCTGCCTTCGCGGCACTCTATGCGCAGATCGGCACGCAATACGGTGCCGGCGATGGCGCCACCACGTTCAACCTGCCGGACCTGCGCGGAGTGTTTGTTCGTGGTTTGGATGAAGGTAGAGGCTCAGATCCGGGCCGGACACTCGGCAGCCTGCAGGGCAGCCAAAACGCATCCCACACCCACACTGCGTCAAGCGACGTCCAGGGGGCGCATAGCCATGGCATGTATCCCATCGTTCTGAATATCGCCACCAACCAAGGTGGCGGCCACTACTCGGTAGGGGCAAATCCTACAGCTACTGGCCCCGTTGCCGGCGCTCATAACCACACCATCACCGTCGACGCATCCGGGGGCAGTGAGTCGCGCCCTATTAACGTCGCCATGATTTATTGCATCAAGCATTGAGGTTCAACATGGAAACCAAAACCGTCTACCAGACCAATCAGCTGGGCCTCTACATCGGTACAACTGAGGCTGACGAATCTCCCCTGGAACCAGGCGTGTTCCTGATTCCGGGCGGGTGTGTGGAGGTCGAGCCGCCGAAAATCCCGGCTAACAAAGGCGCCTACTGGAGCAATGGTAAGTGGGTTCTTGTCGATTACTTCGACGGCTTGATTGTTTACAGCACCGCCACCGGTGAACCATTGACGGTCACCGGTGTGGGTCCGATCCCAAGCGGCTACACCACCAAAAAGCCGGGGCTCGATCAGGTCTGGAAGAACGGCGATTGGGTAGACGATATCGCCGCAATCCTGGCGTCGCTGTATGACCAAAAGCTGGTGGAGGTCAACGACGGGTGTAATCGACATATTGAAAGCGGGTTCGTCTCCAGTGCCTTGGACGAACCTCACCGTTACGCCAGCCAGATGGACGATCAAATCAACCTCACGGGCATGGTGCTGAGCGGGTTGGATGCCAGCTATGCCTGTTTCGACGCCAACCTGGTGAAGGGCTTTCGCCCCCATACGGCTGCCCAATTGTACCTGGTAGGCCAGGACCTGGTGCGTTTCAAGCAGGCAGCGTTGCAGCACGCCGACAACCTCAAGCAAGACTTGGCCAACGCGCTCAAAGACAAGAAGCTCAAGGTGATGAAGTCCATTAAATGGGCGCCGCCGGCATGACCTGGAGCGCGGTCACAATGCGATGGCCAGAACAGGCCACACAATGGATGGGCCAGCTGTCAGCGGCCAAGTATCTGGCCAGCACAGAGCAGGCCAGCACTGCCAAGCGCTTGGCGGATCTGGACGGCAAAGCCAGCACCAACCCGGGGCCGGTGGGTGACGCCGCCCAGGGCGCGATCGTTGCCGGCCGTGGGGCATTGGCTGATCAGATGGGCGAGGCCCCGGCGTGCCTGGTGGTGACGCCGTTTCAAAGTGGTATCGGCCAGGGTCGCGGCTATCAGCGCTTCCTGTCGGCACCGAACCTGCTGCAGCATCTGGCCGGCAAACTGGTGGACGTGAGCGACACCGGCCGGCCGGATGGTCCCCAGTTCGCCCTGTGCCTGATGTTCCTGGCCACGCGTTTTGATCAACTGGCCGAGAGCCTGGCCCGCTTCAATGCGCTATTGCCCATACCTGACCTGGTGCGAGCCGAGCGCCGCGCACGGCACCTGTCGAAGCTGGAGACGGAAAAGTGGGAGATCCCCGCCGCCGGCACTCTGCCGCGTTGGCAGGCTTTGCCCCTGGAGCGCTGCACCGTGGTCAAGGCTGCGCAACAATCCATGTCTGGCCAGCTCGCCGTGCTGGAGAGCTACGCGGCCGACAGCTCGCCCATGGCCGACCTTGCCGCGCTGGCCAACCGCAAGGCGGCTCAACAGCAGGGCCGGGATCAGCAACTGGCCGACCTTAAAGCCTCACTCGCCGGCGGCAATCCCGACAGCAGTATGCGCGCGCGTCTGATCGGCCCAGGCAATGCCACCGAGCTGCGCCAGGCGTTGCTGGCCGGTGAGGCCCCCGGGCATGAATGGGTGCTCTGTGCCGGCGCGCTCTTGGTGGGATCGGAAAAGGGTCTGAGCTTTGTTCGTGAATTGGTGGGCCTATGACGCTGCTACTGGATGGGCAAGAGGTACGTGGGAAGAATCTCAAGGTCACCGGCAATCTGCGCATCGAGAGCGACGACCTGTCAGGCCAGACCAGCAACACCGACAAGGGGCACAAGGGCTTCAAGCCCAAGACCCTGACCGTCAGCCTTATGATTCCCTTCGTTGACCAGGTGCAACTGCGCGACCTGATGCGCCTGGTGGAAGCCACCGAAGGCGGTGGCCAGCTCAAGACCTACCGCATCGTCAACGACACCGCCGCCGCGTTCGGTATGCGCCAGGTGACGTTCACCGAAGGCGTGAGCGCCCGGGAAGACGACAACCTGCGCGGCTGGCTGATCCAGTTCACCCTGACTGAAAAGCTGTCGAACCCTGAGAAAGTCGAGGGCCGGCGATCGGGCAACGCGGTCACCGCGCAGTCTGGCCCAGGCGGGGCGGTGGGTGGCAGCGGCGGCACCGGTGGCGACTCCAGCAACGGGCCGGAAGAACTGACCGGCTTTGAAACCACGCTGAAAAAGGTCGACGGCTGGCTGGGCGGGGCTAACACATGAAGCTGCACAAGGAGCTGGCAATCAATGGCGTGCCCTACGTCCTGGTCAAAAACGAAGTCCGGCTGGACGCGAAAAGCCCCGGCCGGGCGACGTTCACCATTCAAGCCCCGGCGCAGGTCAAGGGACTGGTAACGCTCGATATTGGCTACAACGGCAACACGCTGCAGCGACACTTCATTGGCTACGTCGAACGCTCCACCACGGCCAGCAGCACCCAGCAGGTGCTTTTCTGCCGCGAGCTGGCCGCGATCCTGGCCAACCCGCTGCCGCTGAACCTGCGTCACGTCGATCTACGCGCTGTCCTGGTCGAGATCGGCCAGCACACCGGGTTGCGTTTTCGCGTCCCGGATCGGCCGTATGCCGGCGTCAAGGCGCCTTTCTTCTACAGCCTGGCCGCTGGTTACCAAGCCATGGACAGCCTGGCCCGGGTTTTCAACATACCCGACTTCATCTGGCAGCAGCAGGGCGACGGGGAGGTGTTCGTGGGCAGTTGGGCCGACAGCTTCTTTGGCGTTCGTTCGCCGCTGCAGCTGCCGGTGGAACTGTTCGACGACTACCAGGGCAATCAAAGCGCAATGATTGCAGCCCTTCCCGGGTTGCGACCAGGTGCAACAATCAACCACGGCGAGCGCATCACTAGTGTGGCGCTCATCGACAACCAGATGGCCATCCGATGGACGACGCAATCCGCCGCAGCGTAGAACGACAATTTCCTGAACTCACCGGGGGCTACCACCTGCCACGCTTTGCCCGGGTTGTCGCCGTGGCCGACGCCCCGGCCGGCGCCGGGATCTGTGACGACTTCCGGCCGCGCTACGCGGTCGACATCGAGGTCATGGGGCCGGACGGCGAACCAGACACCAAACTGCCGATTCTGGCCGGCGTGCCGTTGCCGCTGCCCACCGGTGGCGAGGAAATGGGCATCTATGCCTTTCCCGAGGAAGGCACCCAAGTTGTGGTGTGTTTTGCCTACGGCCTGCCGCACAAGCCCTATATCCAAACCATACTGCCCCACGGGCTGAGTATGCCCAGCGTGCCGAAGGGGGATCAGGTGTGGCAGCACAGCGAGGCGTGCCAGCAGCGGGTGGACGCTGACGGCAACTGGCTGCGCCAGACTGACGGCAAGATCCTGGATAGGGCGATCGAACGGGAAGTAGAGGCAATAGGGAACACGGAGACGTTCCAGAATCACACCAGGACGGTGGATGACCATTCAAAAGAGTCAGTGGGTGGAATCAAAACGATCGAGGCGTTGGGCGCGCTCAAGCTGCTGTCGGGCGGATCCGCGAGCCTGGTGGCGGTGAATGATCTGCACCAGGCGACCGGGCGGGACTTGAACTTAGTGGTTGGGCGGAAGCACAACGCCACTGTGGGCGGCGATATGGAGGAAAGAATTGAGGGACTGCGCGAGAGCGTTGCGGCGGTCAGCCAGCGAATGGTTGCACCCAAGACATGGTTGGGATCCGAAGATACCAACGTGCTGCAGGTGCTGTGCGATTTACTCGACCTGGTGCAGAAGATGAATACCCAACTGACTCGCCACACCCATGGCCCTACTCCGACACCTAGCAATTCCGCAGAATTCGTGCGTGGCGGCCAGCGGGCCGCCACATTAAACTTTAGACTCCGATCAATAATCACTTAGCGTGCGGCTAAATATTATCACCTTGAATTAGTCGCACACGAATCTACTGGAGTGTTAAATGTTTAAATGTTTTTTCTATCTCCAAATGCCTTCATAATCGAATCTATAGGCAGGGAAAATGCTATCTCAGGTGTTGTTGATCCAAGCGAGGACTTAAATATGCATTCAAGAATAAGCTTTCTGTCTTCATCTGATTTTATTTGCTTTTCTTGCATTAGGGCCAAATAGGTTTTTATAAAGGTTGTTCGCTCGCCCGCCTCAAGTGCATACTGAGCATGTATACTAAATTGACGTAACGCAATACGTATAAGAATCGAAAAAATCGTTATAAGAAGTATTGCCCCAGTAATATTGGTTGCGAGGAGCGCAACTTCTGATTTAAGTAGTGGGTTTTGAAGGCTTAAATCCTGCTTTTTCTCAACACTACTCTCACTAATAATTACAAATGACTCTGGGAGGCGTTTATTTAGATGTTCAGCAATGGTCGTAAGCCCTCCATTAGCGAAATACAAACCTACTACTCCCAACATCAGCACCAAACTAAGGAAGACGCTGAGCAGCCATCCATACTTACTAAGTGTGTGAGCGGTTTTGCGACTATTCCAGTATTTTACTGAGTATTTTAGGTCGAGTTGTTCAGTATAAGCTGTGTCTGCTGCCTTTAATCTTTCTAACGCAGCCTTATGCAGCTCGGTCGCCTCTGTCGCGACCTCTTGGGCTTTACGTGTTCCTCTCTTAGAAAGTATATGAATAGCTTTTAGTCGGCGATTGAGGAAATTCTTACTATCCCTGATGTTGCGCTGAGCTAAGGCGGTGTGTTCTTTGGCGCTCAGCTTAAAGGCGTCAGATATTTCGTTAAATTTTTCACGAAATTCTATCTGATCATTTCGCTGCTCATTGAGTAGCTCTTGAAATTTTGACTTTCTTCTCGAGTCAATGAAGTTTTCGTAGTTACCAAGGGTTAGAGTGAGATTTATAGCTGTTGTGCGCTCATACTCGAAGCGAGATATGCGCAAAGTTTCAGATATGGTGGAATTATTATACGCCATCTCTTTGATTTCATCATTTGAAAAAATTATGCTATAAAAACCTATGATGCAATCGTAGTTCTGTATTACTTCATTTACAAACCTTCCTTCCTCGCTATCGCTGGTTATAAATGGCTCTGTTTTTGTACCTAACTCAAGCTTGCTCTCATGCCCGCCATCTAAAAGCTTTTCTAGTTTAAATGTTGGCTTGTCTAACAATATTGTTTGAAGTTCTTTTCCAGCATTTTTTAAGTGTATAGGCAGATCTCTTAGCCAGTGCCATTTGTGTCGTTCATCTTGAACGAATTTTTTTATTTCTTCTTTGGCAAAAAAAACAAGAGTGTTGGATTCGTTAACCACGACTTCCATGTTGTTGCTCCTAGGTAGATATCGTGGAATGTAGCAAAAAGCTTCAAGCCGTGCGAGAGGAAAGCTACTACTTAAAAAAGCGAATGAAAAGGTACCTAATCTCTCCTACCAATGGGGAGCCTATGCTCAAGCTCTCATCCACCCGCAATCTTTGTACTACTACGAAAATAGTCCCTTCGAGAAAAAACGAGCGGGAAAAGCACTTATCCCCCTCCCGCCGACGGGGTCTGCGTTCTTTTTTTGTGCAAGCTCAGATGTAGTGCAAACGAACCGGCAGCCCAGGCGGGCCGGGCCGCTCTGCGGGCGAGCGGCAATTTCACAGATTGCAAAGTTTCGAAGAGAAATGCAGAGCAGTTGCACAGCGAGGTAGCAAGCGATTACGAACGGGGCAGGGCTGTAGGCCCTGGATTCATTGCTCAAGGAAGAGAAAAATGTAGGAGTACAGGTATTTTCCGAAACGCGATAGATCTATTTCCTATCCTAACTATTACCTTCGATTTCATCGAAAAGCTGCCATAGGCCGCCAGGTGTAAGGGGGCCGCGAGGAAAGGGGATTTCAAAACCTGTCTTGACCCTAACTGGTTTCTTGCCGTTTGAGGCGGGCCAAACCTTGCTTGATATGGCCGGCGTTTTCACCAATCGTCTCTAAGGCGCCACGCACATTTCCGCCGGCTTCGACTGAGCCTTGTTCTTCTAGGCGAAGCGTTAGCTCCATCAAGGCCGCTTCAAGGGCCAACTGATTTTCATACATCCTTCCAAGCACATCCGAAAGCGGATATTCATGCGTCATACGAACGTTCCTCTCGTGAAATCTCAGGCTAGCCCAAAGCAGCAGGATTCGCCTAAAAGATGGCTATTTTGGAACCAGGGCTGGGAAAAAGGTAATTTTGGTTAGGAAAGGCATTACACCTGCTGAAGCCCTTGTAATCCGTGGGTTTGACGCATTACCTGGAAGGGTAATATTGGGTAATGGCGGAGGTAATATTGGCCAAAGTGCCCGGTTTTGCTGGGGATTGAGCCTGTCGAGAATTACCCGATGAGAAGGTAATGACCTAACCTATAAATTACCCAATTATTACCTTTCTGAAAATCTATCAACTCATTGAAAATAAAGGGTTTTATTCATTTTCATCTAGCTTATTACCAATATTACCTTTTTCCCATGCCTCAACATAAAAAGGCCCGCGGGCCGTTTTTCACCCCATCTCAACTCTGTCGCACCAATGTGGTGCAAAACCCATGGGACCGCCATGGGACTAAACGAGTCGAATTTTTAGAGCGCTCGCACCTCTACAGCCCCCGTAATACGGGCACTTGCATAAAGAAAGTTACTTTGCGGGTAGTTTCGAATCTCTNNGTTTTCAGGGGTTTTGTGTTTTAAGGGGGCTGAAAAAGGCCCATATGGGAACATTCATGGGAACACTTGCTCGCATTCGCCCGAGGAATGCGTGGCTCTGAAGGCCTCTTTATTAACCCCGTTCGAACCAGAGGCCCTGATTTCTTAAGCGAAAATCCGGGTGGTAGGGGGGAAGTGATTCGGCAATAAGAAATTCGAGCGTCGCTGACCGCTATGCCCAACAAAATGGGTGCAAAAGTTTACTATGCGAAGCGGAGGGGAGAATTATCGTGCGATAGCACGAAGTCTGATACCGGAGTTCAATCAGACAACGGAACCGTGAGTTGACACCAATTATGGCTATGGGTAGGAAGACTTAAATCTATCTTCATTCGCAAATTTTCTGTGTCTATTGATTGCTTTTCAAGAAGTTTCCTCAGTTGTGATGTCTCTTCGGCATGTTGTTCGGATAATTGTTGTTGTACTACTAATTGCTCTCGGAGCAAATTCTCGGTTATTTTCTGAGATGTTAAGTTTCCTTCGTCGATGCTTTGCGATACGGAAATTTGCCACCATGTTGCAGCGAGCGAAATTATTGCTGATATGATTATCGTCCATTTAGTCCAGTTCAGACTTTTTTTAGCTTGGTCGAACGATTCTTTTGCGTTTATCTGGTCGGTTTCGGCCTTTTGAATCCACCCTGGAAGAATATCAACTACGATTGTCTGGTGCAGCCCACTAACGATATCGAGTAAAGCATTTATGTGCATATTTGTGTTGCGTGTATTCTGCGCGCTTTCTAACGTGGCCCTTCCAAGTACCGTTTCTTCTGGGGGGGTAATATGGGGTACGAAGGCTTGAAAATCGGAGCTTGACCGGCCGAGAGTATAATCTTCGACAGGCAGTCGTAGTGCATCTGTCGCCCTTTTTAGGTTTGATGATGCATTGATATCGGCCAGCGTAGCTGCAGCTCTAAGGGTTTCAGATCCAGAAAGAGATTCGCGAATGTTTGTAAGTGCAGACATTTGTTCTTGGATTTTTTCCACAGCGCTCTGTCCAAGAAAGCTATAGCTGCTGTCAATGGACTTGCGCATTTCCTCCAGTAAATTCTTATTACGTAGAGCTTCTCTTTCCTTGCCTATCTGAACTGCAGACCCAAGTTCAGCAATGCCCGGCTGTGCAGGCAAATCGCTCCAGTCACTTTTTTTGGCAATCATCGAATTGAGTGCGAAAAAATCCGTGTCTATTAAGTTTTTGAAGTCTTCGTTTGAAAGTGTGCCATTTATTTGCTTGTTTTGTTCACGGCTTACCAGTCTCTGTAGTGCCATTCGCCCTAGTTCAATTGGTTCATCGCTTTCAAAATGCTTCCAGTCGCCTCGATTTGCACTTCGGACATATAATGGACCTAGCGAAGTTTTAACTTCTGATTTTTCGGGTATAAAGTCAGAAATCGATAGTTTTTTTGGCGGTGGTTCCGGCGACTCAGAGGGTTTTTTGTCCATCTAAAACGGTCCTTTGCTAGTAGAGGTTTGATGCTAAGTGTCGAGATTCTACAACATCGACTAGGTGTTTTTGTGCAGATATAACCAGAGATTTCAGTTTAAAGGTGCAGCGTCAGGTTTCGCTTGCTAGCCGCTACTCACCGATTTTGCTCAGAGCCTCAGTGCTAACTGAAGCATGCCAACGACATCAGGCCCGTCCTCATTAATCCAGGTTCCATAATGTTGGCGGATCATATTTCCGTTGGTGTGCCCCATCTGCTCGGCTATCCAGTCAACCGAGGCAACCCCGGTAGTCAGCAACTGACTGGCGTAGGTATGGCGGCATTGGCCAGGCCCGCGATAGCGAACGCCGGCCGCTTTCAAGTGCGCTTTGAAGAACCTGTCCCTCACGACAAAGTCGCTGACGTGTGGCAGGCCGCTCTTGGTGTTCAGGAATACAAAGTGCAGCTTGTGCTTGCGGACGGTTTTATTGTCCCGCTCTACGACGTCGACCGTGTCCACCGTCTTGAGCTGGTTGATGGCGTCCAGTTTGCGCAGTGCGTCCCACGCTGGCTCCAGCAGACGCACTTTGCGCGTAGAGCGCTGAGTTTTCGTCACCCGATAGGCGCCACGCACCTTGGATCGGCGAAAAGTCACGGAAAAAGGGGACAGATTTATTTAATTTTCATTTCACCACATTCGAAGCAAACGAAACCCCAGGTTTCGAAAGAAACCTGGGGTTTCGTAATTTTTAAGTTGAAAACCTACTGCTCTTAACTCATGCGCAGGACACGTCTATCCGTCGCCCCATGACATCAAGTAAATCGCATCCGTCCCGCAGCGGAATGGAGCAGAGCAATGCCAAGTCACTCAGCACCACCGCATCACTGCTGATCTCACTACGTAGCGCAAGATTCTCAAGGACTTGAGTAACAGCACGAAGCCGATAGGTCGCAGCATCGAGGAGTATTCCCAGCGGCACGGTGGTGTCGACAAATAGGGCAGGGGTGGCGCTGTCGTTGCTGGTAAGGGCGATGTATTGGTTCATATGTTGAACTCCGGTTGTCAAAGGAGAGCAACCACACATTTGTCGCCAAACAAAAGGGTGGCAGCTGTACGCAGGTTGGCGAACCGGGACAATCGGAAAAACCGGCAGACCCGAAGGTCTCCCGCGCACAGCTACCGTCGAGCAGCTTATTGCGCGCAGAAGCATCCCGCAAATCCCGAGAGGCATCTATCGATTTATCATCGGGTCGCCAAACCCGTTCGCTATGTGAGCGACCGTCAGACTATAGGTGTGGCGATTTTAAAACGGCAGCCCATCGCTTCTGAGTGACGTGTAGGACGTTGCCGAAAGCCACCCACACCCTATGCCTAAGCCCGCCCTCAATGCCTATGCCGATGATACACATCCGGAAAGTGCGCATGGCTATGCCTCATCACTCCATGTGCATGCTCATGGCTATGAGGCACCTTCGAGTCCCACTCAAACCCATGCTCATGTTGATGATGCTCATCATGCACATGCCAGTGCCCATGTTGCGTTGCCTCATGCACATGCTCATGGGCATGCCGCTCCGTCAGGTGCAGCCACACGCCTACTGCCATCAGTGCCGAGGCAATCCAGAAGGCCGCGGTCACCGACTCGCCAAATACCAGCAACGCCACTGCAGCACCGAGAAAGGGTGCCGTGGAGAAGTAAGCGCCGGTGCGCGCGCTGCCCAGTCCGCGGAGGGCCAGCACGAACATCACCAGGCTGATGCCATAGCCGAGGAAACCTACCAGTAGAATCGGCGCCAGTTGCGCCACGCCCGGAATCTGCGCCCCCAGGTAAAGCGCCAGGCTGCAATTCACCAACCCCGCAATCAAGCCCTTGGCCCCAGCGATAAAGAGCGCGTCAGACGCCGACACCTTGCGCGTCAGGTTGTTATCAATGCCCCAGCACAAACACGCCAGCGCAACGGCGAGCGGTCCGGTCCAGT